GAATCTTGAAAATACACTTGTATCTGCCATTTAATATATAATTATTGTTATAAATATTACCTTATTAACCAACTAATATCCTCTCCACCCTTATCTGTTTTAATTTGATAAGGATTATCAGGACCTTTAGCAAACCCATATCCACCTTGATATTGAGTTCGGTTAACACCCATATTATTTAAAGTTTGTTTTGTTATATCTATACCTCTTTGTCTAAATTTTAAAGCTGTATCTCTAATATACATAGCAATACCAAAAGACATAACCAAATCATCATTATAACCTGATTGAGCTTCTGGTCTACCATTTCTCCAAATAAAAGTTTTCATTTCTTCTATTAGTCTTTTAGATTGAAATGTAACACCTTTATCACTTAAATATTCTTGAAATTTTCCAATTACCATAGGTCTTGTTCTAGAAGACATAGTAAACCCAGGAACCATTTTTGAATGGTCCTGGTATTTATCAAAATATGAATTAACGTTTGGTTGGTCCGATTTAGGTGAGTAGTATAAATTTTGATAATTTCTATCAATTGCTACTTGAATCGTGGCCCAACCTACATTAGCATTTTCAATAATTAACATAGCTTCATTATATTCTGAAGCTATACCAACTAATAAATGCCCATAATCTTTAGTATTGATTTGTCCCTTATATTCAGCCACTTGAACATTACTTTCTACATCAATTACATGAAAAGCAGAATAATCTTTTCCATCTCCTCTAGATACATCAGCAACTACAATATAATCCCTTGTATAATCTGGGGTTTCCCAAACCCATAAATTTTGATCAGTTCCTCTCCTTTCCATAGGATCTTTTATGTAAGATTTTTCATAAAATTCAATATATTCAGGATAAAAAACAATATCACCCGAAGTACTAAAATCGCAATCACATTCTTGAGCCGCCATTCTAGGATCACCTAATAATTCATCTTGTCTTTTTCTCCAAGCTTCATCTCTCTCTGGGTGAACATACCAAGGTAATTTTATAGGTAAAAAATCATTTTCTGCTGATTCAGCTCTTGTCCAAGTTTGATGAAACCAATTACCTGTTCCATATGGAGTAGATAGGGCAATGCAACCACCACCAGTAGCTAATGTTTGTTGAGCTGAGGCCCAAATTTCAGAAATATTATCAATAAAAGCTGCCTCATCAATAATTAAAAGAGAAACGGCTTCAGATCTACCTGCATCACTGCTTGCTGATGTTGCTTTAATTTGTGAGCCATTTACTAATCTTAAATTAAGTTTATTATTTTCAGCAGCATCTACTTTTAACCAAGAAGGTAAATTATCATACATAAATTTAACCTTAGTTACCATATTTTTAGCAGTTTCTTGTTTAGTAGCTATACAAAGAATGTTTTTATCTTTAGCAAATAACATCATCCATAATGAATAACCAGCAGATAAAGTAGATAAACCTAACTGCCTGGATTTTAAAACAATAGAATAAGGATTATCTCTAAACAAAGTTAAAACTTTTTCCTGAAATGGATATAAATTAAATTGAATTCTTCCTCTTTGGGGGTGTTGGATATAACAGTATTTTTTCATAAAATGTACTGGGTCCTTAGCACATTTTATATATTCAGATCTTATTACTTTTTTTAAATCAGACATACTATTTAGCTATTACTAAAATTCCAACTGCCACACCTATACCCGCTAACCCTACTAATTTAGTTTTTAGCTTTTGTTTTTGTAAATCCTTTTTTAATTTTTTAGATAATTCTTCAGATAAACTTAATTGATCATTTTTAGTTAAAATCATAGAATTAAAATTAGTAATTTGATCATTAAGATTAGAAATTACACTATCTTTTAATACTACTTTTTGTTCTAATAATTGAAATTTTTTTACTGATAATACTAATTCGTCCTTAGCTTCATCACCAGTAAGTAAATCTTTAATTACCAGTTTCGCCACCGGTTTTTCCAATCGAATCGATAATGTGTCTATATCGTTCTGAGAAAAACTGATAAAGCTCGTCATCATTAAACTTATCAACAGCCCTAACTTTTTCATTAGTTTTTATTCTTAAATTATTAATTAAATTATCTTGATTATCAATTTCTTTATCTAGGGATAGAATTTGAGTATTTAGAGTGTCTATTTTATATGTTAAATCATCGTTTATATTATGTAAAGAATCAATTTTTGAATTTAAAGCTTCAATTTGTGCTTGATACTTTTCAACATATTGGTCTCCTTTATCCCTAAAAAGAAGCCAGAGAATAATTAACAATAAAATTAAAACCTTTGCGGAATTAATGAATTTTTCACTAAACAACATTTTTTTCTAATTTAGCAACTAGTGACTTCAGCTCATTTTTTTCTGATGTCTTCTTTTTTAAAATATTTTTTATTTTATTTTTTTCATCTTCATCAGCAGCGCCATATTTTCTAGCTAAAGATTTCATTTCTGTTTCTAAATCTTTTAAACCTTTAACTGCCAAATCTAATTTTTTAAATTTACCCCTAGCTTTCATAGCGGCTTTAACAGCATCTTTATCATCATCCTCTTCTTCACCTAATTGTTTCTGAAGTTTTGCTGTTTTTTCTAATTCTTTATTTAGTTCTTTTTGATTAGCAACTTCCTCCTCTGTTGCCTCACCAAGAATATCGATAATATTTTCCTTAATAAATGATTTTAACTCTGATTGTTTCATTGCTATATATTTTGTTATAAATATATTAAGAATTTATAACATTAAATATTTGCTCAATACGCTCCTCTGTAGATCCCTTAATTGTAGTAACATTATTCATCATATGGCCATATTTTCTAATTAATGATGTAATAGAAAAATCAATTACATCTCTATAATATTCATCTGTTTCACGAACTCCATTATCTTCAATAGGCATCCCATCAGGAGAAATATAAAAAATATAATCATATTCACGCAAAAATTCTTTTGCATAATCTTCAAATATTTCCTTATCTTGTCTAGCAATTGATTTAGCATTTAGAGTAAATGCCATAACATCAATAATAGTTCTATCTGTAATAACATTATCTCTCATTAATTCAGCACAACGTTCAGCTAAAAATATAGTTTGACCTTTTAATGTAGAATCAGTATTTAATGGAATACCTAAATCACTTAAATATTTACTACGTTCTGTTGCAAAATGATAAAAAGAAAATACTTCTTTCTCTTTTAATGCTTTTACTAGTGTAGTTTTGCCTACACTCATTGTACCACATAAACCTATTTTCATATTAATTTCTATGTGTAGTTCCCTTAGGTGCAGGTTGCTTATACCAAGGCAATCCTGTTCTATTTCTAACTACTTCTTTAAATTCACCTTCACTATATTTAATTCCATAAAGATAATATTCTCTTTTTTTCATATTACCTTCAGGGATTAATGCTGGTCCTTCCCAATTATGAAACTTATTATCCCAAATATAGGCAATAGTTCCATCCGCTTTTTTTAACTTTTGACTACTAGGCCATTCATCATATTTTTTATCCATAATATCAATATACGTAATTTATTTTAAATTTCCAAAATATTTTCAGCAACAAGTGTACCGTGAGCCCCTGATACCGAAATCCCTCTTGCAGACAACGCGTCACCTACAAAGTACACATCGGGATATTTAGTTAGCGATAAATCAGAGTAATTAACTAATGGTTCAGGAGCCAGGTATTTTACCTCAGGTACATAGATTCCCCAATCGTCTTTCAACGTAGGAAATACTAATTTCATATCATTGATAAAATCATCAATATATTTAAAATATCCTTGAAATGCATCTCTAACTACATCTAAATTATCTATTTTAGTTGCTGATACATCTACTCCTTCTGATGTCATTGAGGGTTCTCTACTTGGGCTATAAAATAATCCTGTACTATTTTCTTGTACTTTACCTACTAAATCCCTTGCCCACTTAAATGGTTTTTCTATACCTCTAACTTCCATTAATATACCAAAATTGGTCATATCATTTCTAAATGACTCATCTTTTTTAGCGTGACCATTATAACTGTGGTCACCATAAGTTTCTTCTACTGCTACATACGCAGCATTATTATTTGTACAAAACGATCTTAAACTAACATTATCTAATTTTCTATATAACTTAAAATCATAAGCTACATCAATTAATTTTTGAAAGTGTTTTTGTGGTGCTTCAAATCTAACACCTACTTGAGCTGGTTTTTCTTCTGTTGGTAAATCATACTTTTGCATTATGTCAGAAGTAAAATCAATACCTGATTTACCTACACCAAATATTAGTTTATCATAAAATATACTATCATTATCCATATTAGCAAATTCAGGTTTAGTAGATTTAAATGTAACTTCATTTGTTTTAAAATCAATATCACTAACTTTAGATTCCCAATGAAATTCAACACCTTTGGATATTAAATAATCATACCAACTCTTACCTATTTCATGTAAATAATCAGTACCAATATGCCAGCATGGAAATAATCTTAAACCAAAATATGGTTTAATAAAATCTGGTTCTTTATCTGGGTTTGATAATATAATTTGTTCTGGGTGAGGGTGAAATCTACTAAAATTATCTACTACTTGCTTCATAAGCTCCATAGCTTTTTCTTCACCTACATATTTAGACAATTGTCCTCCAATTTGAGTAGAATAAGTTAATTTACCATCACTCCAACCACCAGCACCTAAGTAACCTGTCATTACTTCCTCATATGGTCTTAAGTATGGAT